AAACAACCCAGTATTTGCTACGTATGCGCAATTTCTGGACGTGAGGACATTATGACAAATATCCATTCACGAGTCGCACCCTCTCTTGTAAAACCATCTGGTTTAGAGAGCACGATAGGATGTCTTATCTGTAAAAAGATTCGACAATCTATTAAGACAACGATCAGTAATGGTCTCAATGTCGTTCGGTTGCGTTTTTCCCTTGGGAAGAACGAGCTACCGTACATTGAAGCCGCCAATCTGTCATCTTTCCTCCTCTTTCTCCTCCGCCCCGGCCAACCCCGGCCTTCCGTCCCTTTCCCTCGGATCCGTTCCCGGAACGGACTCCTCCGTCTGTCGCGACACCATCGGTGGGAATTTGCCCACTCTGTCGCTTCGATTAAGAGATCTCTGCCCTCTGGCGGATGTCATCTCCATTCAGACGATGCCCTTCCTCCCTGGGTAGCCCGCGCTACCACTCCCTACACTACTCCCGTGGATGAGGCCTACGCCACCCACGTCTATGATACTGTGAGTAGTTTATTTCCCAGCAGATGGGACACGATGTATCGTGGAAAGTGTGAGACGTTTTGTCCTCGTCTGTCCTCGCGGGCAGACTACGGCACCACCGGTAACGGTGAGTGGTCAAACAAGTCATCACGCGACGCTTTCCTCTCCTTTACTCAGGACAACGGTCCTCCCCCCGCCTTCCTAACGCCATTATCCCCCTCTCTCAGAGTTAAGTCTATTCCTACCACGGGCAAGTCCCGTGTGATAGGAATCCCTAGCTGTGATTTTGATCTACTTGGTCCTTTGCACAAGTCTATCTATCATCAGCTTTCGAAGTATGACTGGCTCCTTAAGGGCTCCCCCTCCTCCTCCCGTATCTCCAAGGTCGCTCTGCCCGGTGGTATCAACACTTCTGTTGATCTTGTCAATGCCACTGACGGATTGGATCTTAGGATTACCTCCCTCATCCTTGAGCGGGTCCTCTCGACCGCTTCCTTTATCCCGGGCTCCGTAAGGGAGCTCGCGAGGTCATCTCTTTATCCCCTTATCGGGGTAGGGAAGAGGGTCTCCCATGGACAGATGATGGGAACTTATCTCTCGTTCCCCCTGCTTTGCCTGCACTCTTATTGTGCAGCCACTTACGCTGGTCGTGACTCTCGTGTTCACGGCGTGCTTGTCAATGGTGACGATACCTTGGTATCGTCTTTGGAGCCTCTAGGTCCTTATCCTTCTGGGTATGAGATCAATGTTTCAAAAACTATTGTCTCTAGTAATGTCGTCGAGATTAACTCTACAGCGTTCGTTTATACGAAGTCTAAGGGATGGAAAGAGGTTAGG